CACCTGGTTTGGGACCAGGGGGTCGCAAGTTCGAATCTTGTCACCTCGATTTTTTTATGCAAAAATTTAAAGCACGTTTTTAAACCTTAACCGCTTGTAAATGGCTTAAAACCGTGCTTTTTTGATGCTTTTTCTTCTCTTATTTTTCTTGAGCTTTTTTCTTCAAACCTATAAATTTTTCTAAAAAACCGAACAATTTTGTCACGAATTTTGTCACGGAATTTTTCTTGTACATGCTGATATTTCCTAGCATTATTCGACTATCTCAATTCTGTTTTTGTCATGAAATGGTAGGGATGACCGCAATGCGTCATATACGCCGTCTTCTCCGACATAATCGAATCCTTCTCCTCGTGCCTTTTTCACTTTTGCATTGGTAGCCATTAAGCCCGTCTTAGTAAGGTAATACCACTTCCCCTTGTCCTCTAGCCATTGAGAAGAAAGCATACCGCCATCCTCGCCAAGGTAGTACCACCCTTCATCGGTCTTGAACCACCCCTTAATCATGAATCCCGCATTATCGAATGCGTACCATCTGCCATTAATATACTCAAATTTGCCCCATACAGGCACATTGTCCTTGTAGTAGAGCCATTTATCCTGCTGCTGTTTCCACCCCTCTAATTTCGTCTCCTGTGCATTCCTAGAGGCTTTCCGTTCTGCGTGTAGCTTGCACGCTTGATAAAAGCACCAGCTTACAAATTCTGCGCACCAGTATTCGGATAGTGCCTCTCCTCCGTTGTACCACATTCCGTATTTAGTATAGTTCTTACTCCCTCGGTTTGCGTGTTTATCATCGAGGCTATTTGGAGATGCCTTTTCCTCGTAGCCGACTTCTTGCCTTGCCACTTCCAATAATTCCTCTACGGTGCAGGTATCATCCCCATATACAGGTCTTCCGAATCCGCATATCCACGCTCTCGGTGCAACCTTAAAATTACTATATCTCTTCTTCCGAACCTCTCCGCCGTTTCTGTCTCTTTCTGCACCGGATGTATTTCCTTCCAATGCCTCTAAATCCTGTGCTATGACACCATCGACTATACCAACGTGTGCGATTCTCTTTTTCTCTGTGCTAAAGTAAAACGATACATCGCCCGCTTGTGGTTTTGTATGCCACCGCCCGGCACGCTTAAATTGATCCGCCCCATTCGGGGTAAATTTAAAGTAATCTCCGCACAATGCTTTCTGCCCTCTTTGATAAGAGTTCATGCATCCTCCTTTCCAAAATGAGAAACTTTTTTCTCAACTTTTCTCAACTCTTCTCAACTTTTCTCAACTCTTCAAAAAAGGGGAACGATACTTGACCGCTCCCCCTCGTCCTTACTTCTTTAAGTTCACTCCCGGACCAGTCGTCTTATCGGGATTCGGTGTTACTCCCGGACCATGTTCCTTGTCCTCTTCTCCGACTCCTCGACCATAGCCGACAGGGTGCACGGAATTATCAGCCTGTCCCTTGCTGGGAACGGGGATATCCTGCTGCTTTGCGTCCTCGTCGATTCCTTCGTATCTCTCAAATGGTGCATTCTTACTCATGGTAGTATCTCCTTTCTTAATTAGATAACTGCTTCTTGACTTGGTTTGCTCCCGTGGAAGCAAGACCGCTTACGATTCCAATCGCAATGGCGTTCAAGATATCCTTTGCAGGAAAATCCGGCATGGTATACATCCCGACAACGCCGAGGATTGCCCCAACAAATCCGCAAATCACGGGAATAAACTTACTGTCCAGCTTCTCCCACGCCTTGCACCCCATACCGATTAGGTAGGTGATTACTGTGATTGCTACCACTGCTCCAACTCCAAAATCCATGTTCTTTCTCCTTTCATGATGCTATAGGTAATTTTTCGACTTCTCCGATTGCTTTTTCCGCTAGACCGTTTCCGCCGATTGCTTTATATGGTTTGTATAGATATTCGATTAGTTCCCTGTATTCAGCGTACGTTATGCTTCCACGGGCAATATATTCTTCTGCCTGAATTCGAATTCTTGTATTCATTAAGCCTTTCAAGCAGTCAAGTATTGCCTTATCATGGTCGCTTACCCTCTGCCGTGATTGAAATACATATAAGGCGAAAGCCCAAAATCCACTACTTGCAAAGATTGCCCCTGTTATCCCCAAGATGAATGTGCTATTTGTGATAATCTCCATCTTCTCCCCCCTTTCTACCCTATAGGCTTTTTCTTCATACTAGCGTTAAGGGCGCATTCATTCCCTCGCAATAAAAAAGAAAAGGGCAAGTTTTCTTGCCCTTCTCTCCACTATTTAGCCCACTGCTTCAAGTCCTTTTCAGTATAGAGTTGTTTTCCGTCGTAGGTGATCCGCAATATTTTTTTCAAAATCTCATCCGATACAGCCGGATTTCCTATTGCGTCTTGATAAAGCTTCTTGTACTTACTTGTTACAGCACTCTTTACACTGCTACGAATCTTCTTTTCGTCTGTGCCTATTGCTCTTTGGTATTCCACATAGGTATTTAAGCTGTCCTTATAATCTTCGGTTTGCTCGTATAGCTTTTCCGCAAGATCGTCCCCCTCTATCGGCTTTAGCTTTTTGTAGGCACTATCTAGTGCCTTGTCTATCATCGCTTCGCTATAGCCACTATGGAGAAGCACTTCTCTTTCGGCTGTCGTATCCTCTCCCGCAAGATTCTTTTCGGCAATTTCTATGATCATATCGTCTTTACTTAAAGCCTCTTGAAGCTTTTCTGTGATTAAATCTTCCCCTAGTCGTGCTTTTAATTCACTTACAATTTTATCTCCCGTCTTTTGGTCGCCTAGAGTATACGCTTTTAGTGCCGACGCAAGGAAACGATTTACATTTACATAGTTCCCCTTTGAGTTCTTGCCTTCCATGTTGTAAATAAGCTTATCTCTTTCATATTGAAGCCCTACATTTGCAAGCGGGCTGTCGTAGATAGCCGTATCGTAGAATGCACCAATATCTCTTAAGGCATTGTGCATCGGGATTCCTAGTATGTTTAGGGCGTTAGAGGCTTGATAGATATTCCCAAGCCATCCAAGCTTTGAATCTTCATTCCTAAATTCTGAAAGCGCCTTAATTGCCCGAACTGCTTCCGTTATCGGCTTTGTTGCAAAGTTGTTAGATCCATACTGCTTTGTGTCAAGTGCTTCTATAAAATCCTTTAAAATCGGTACATAGGTCCAAGGCTTTAAGTTATCTGCAAAATCTCTTATAAATGCATCAAGCCACCGCTCGCCGAACTTCTTATCTTTATCCCTGTTTCGCATAGCTGATATAAGAGAGGCCACTCCCGATGTTACGGCTGCACCTAATGTAGCGATTGCAAGAACGCTTACCATCTGCTTCTTTGTAGCTTTTCCTTTCTTAAAATCGGAATACGTTCTATAAACCATATTATAGGTTTTTGAAGGTTCACTCATAAAAGAAGTGGAAAGCTTTACAAGTCCGCTTGTACTTTTCATTGCGTCCGTCCGATTAAGAACGGAATCGACTACTTGCGTTGCGTCTATAATCTCATTAAATATCTCTGCCGACGCCTTATAATATTCCTCTGTCCCCTTCTTAAGGTTTGTCGTTCCCTCTACCTTCTTTTCCGATGCATACCAAAGACGCTTCCATGCAAATTCATCTGCCGCTTCAAGTGGTATAGCTGTAATGTCTGTAATTGCATTTTTTAAGGTTGTTTCCCCTGTAAACTGTCTTCTCAACGACTTGCCAACATTTATATCATAAGAGCCTGACATAGCTTTCCATTGTGCAATAGGTGCATATTTCTTAGCATTCTCCCATTCAGTATTTGATTCTGACTTTGGAAGCGTAAGCCCCTGCGCTAGATACTTAGCTTCGATTACATTTAACGCCCTTAAATATGCTGTCGGCTGTTGGGCAGCCACCCTTGCATTTGCCAGTACCATAGACCCCTTATACGGACCGGAAAACCCTTGCGCAAGCTTATCAATGAAATTGCTACTGCCACGGCTTCCGTTTAAATCTCTAAGAAGATTCATATAATATTCAGTTCCACCTTTACCCATAACACGAGATAACTCTCTATGCACAGAGTCGCCGTTCTCGTCAGCAAAGTTATAGAACTTTTGCATATCTATAATGGCGGGGAAATAGGAAGCGTAAGAGGTCATTTCATCAATGTGGCTCATGGCAACCTCGAATATATCATCAATCATAATTGGATTGTAGGCTTCCTTCTGTAGCGCCTTTGTCATGCCTTTGTTCTTTAAGGTAGACATCATTTTTTCAAGGTCTGTGTTTTTCATGGTAAGGCTGTCGCTATCCACCTTAATCGGAAAGTAATTTTTCTCCGTAAATTTATCATAGCCATAAACCGCATTACTTGCTTCATTTCCGTATTTTGCAACTTCATTAGAAAGAATCTGCCCGATTCTTTGTGCAAACTTAATTTCGTTTTCGCTCAAATTCTCCTCTACTATTGTATTCAATTCTGCCTCTGTCATTTTATATGTATTAACATCCTTTATGACTGTCAGTTTTTTTAAGCCCTTTCCTCTTCTCTCTCTTACTTTAAAACCGCCTAAACGCTTGTTCCCTTCATACATTTCCCCGGTTGCGTCATTTTTCATTAGCCCGTAAAGGTGCATTCTTGATTGCTCTCTTAAATTGTGCAGATACAAAGACATTAACTGCGCCTTTGTCATTTCAACTTCTGCGGTCTGCATATTGTTCGTAGCAAGAGCGGAAAACTTAACTGTGTCTGTACTTAACTTCTTTAAGTTTTTAGCCTTTATATTAGACTCTTTCATTGCTTCTTTGAAACGGTCTTCAATATGGCTTAAAGCCTGTGTCTTTTTGTCTCTTGCATTTCTAAGCACCTTATAAACCTTATGCCCGCCGTCTCCCATTTCGTGGAAGAATGTATAAGCGTCCATCATTCCATAGCTTAAAAAGTCCTTTGCATTTCCTGCAATCCCCCACAGTTCTTTTCTTGCATCTTGCCCCTTGAATTCTTGTATAACTTCCTGTGCCACATCTGAAACTCTTTCGCCATTTTTCATAGAGATATACTTGTTTTGGCTCTCTACTATGTGCTTAAATCCTCGCAAGCTGTCACGCAAGGTCTGCAGCTCTTCCGTACTTAATCGGTTCATATTCCCGCCAATTTTAGATACAGAGTTCTTAATCTCTTCAAGACCTTCTTTCAAGCTTGGATCAATGGGGAAGTATACACCCTTCCCGTTTTCTTCCGTAAAGATATCCCCGTTATTCTCTGCCTCTTGGATCCTGCTTGTTAATGTTGCAAGTGCTCCCTTAAATTCATTTGCCGTCATTTCAACTTTCGGCTTCTTCTCATAGAAAGCGTCATAAGAAGAAAAATCTACAGCGGAAAGCACCGGCACTAGGTCTTTTAGTAGCACCTTCGGCACATGGAGATTGTCGGTCGGATTTACCGCCATTTTCATTAAGGCCTTGCTATCCCTTACAATCTCTTTCTTATAAAGCTGTCTATGGCGTTGTTCGTCCTGCTTCTGTCTGTAGGCTCTATGCATTTCAAGGCGTGCTTGATACTCCGCACCGCCACGGCTTAAAAGACGAGATTCTGCGTCTATGAATTCCTCATGACTAATAAGACTATTTTCATAGTCTTTCCTAAGCTGCTTAATCTTATCAAGGGCCTTGTTATACTTCTTCTGAAACTCTGCCTGTACTTCTGCCCTTGCCTTTTCCTTTATCTTCTTATAGCCGTCCTTGTACTTCTGATAAAGTCTTTCATCTCCGACAGAAAGAAAAGCGTCGTATATTTCATCAGAAAGCCTATCGACTGCGTGTTCTTGCTCTTCTCCGGGGAAAGCCTCATACACTTTAGGGATAGACATTTCGTATGCTTCGATAAGCTTATTCAATTCGTCGGAATAGGTTTTATCGCCTGCAACAAGGTAAGGGAACGCTTCTGCAAAACTCTTATATACCTTGTCTGCATTTCCCCCGTTATCTACTGTTGCTTTTCTGAAATCAATCTTTCCGAAATACTGCTTTCTAAGGTCTCCGAATTTCTCGTATCTTAGGTCGTGCAATTCCTTTTCAGTAATGTAGATTGGTCTTCCGCTAAAGAACTCCTTTATCTTATTATAGTCCTGCACTTCGGAATCTTCCTTGTAGGTGGCATTCTCTATAACCTCTCTAGCAAGCGCACGGCTTACACTCCGCACCTCTCCACCTTCAATATCTCTTGCTTCGCTAAGGTACTTATAGAAACCGCTTAACTGATCCGCAAGCTTCGCCTTACTAAACTGCGAATTGTACTGTGAAAGCAAATCACTTGCAATACGGTTTACATCGCTCCTTGACGGCTCAAATCGTGTTTCTGCGTTCAGCACTTCGGACAGATAGCTGTTCTCTTCCTTTAGGTTTTCATTCTCCTCTACAAGACTGTTATAGTAGTCTTCGGAAATGTCCAACTGATTAAGAAGATTTGTACTTTCTCCATTCTCGTATTTAATAATCGACTCCGAATTTTCCAATAATTTCTTGCTATCTTTGGCTAGAATCCCCTTGACACCATCTTTATAGCGTGCTAAGTTTGAATCAATAACAGAGATGTCTGGTAGCTGTTGGTGAGTAGACCCAACTTTGGCCAGCTCTCTGTTTTTTTCTATATAATCGGAAACATATAGAAGTCTATTTTCTCTTACAGCTTTATTAATGTATTCATTTATTGATGACTTATCGTATATAGAACTTATTCTATTCGAAATAAACTGAACATTTAAGTACCCTGATTGAATCGACGGTATAATTCCAACTATTACAGGGCTGTTTCCAATGCTATAATCTGTAACCACTGTAAGCTTAAAGTCATTTTGTTTTGCTTTGTATTTAATAATATACTGTGGACTATTTAACCCTTCAATGCTATTTAAAATATCTTTTGCTGTTAGTGTGTGAGCGTTATATCTCTCTATGTCCTTTCTTTTAGGATTGATTTTTTCAATTACTTCTTGGTCATCTTTGGATTGCATGGAAATAATGTGTTCTTTTTCTATAACCATAGGCAACTCTCTTATGCCTAGTATTTTCGAAAGAATACTAGGTGTCTCCCCTGCATAGACATATTTATCATTATATGAGTCAGGGTTTTCATAAATACTTTTGAACAAACTTTCTCTGTCCTGCTTCTTTCCGTCTTCAATAATTTTCTGCAACTGAACCTGCGACAGTTCCCCACTGTCGCTGTTTTCTGTTACCGCTTCATATTTCGCCATGTTTTCCTTAGCTGTTGACATAGCAACAAGCCAAGCATCCCTAGTCTCTTCGTATCTTGCTAGGTCTTCTCTTAGTGCCCTACTTGCCAGTCGCTCCCCGCTATGGCTGATTAAATCCTTGAATGATTCGATAATGTCGTTTAGCCATTGCACTACCTTCATTCCGAGGCTCTTTTGTTCTTCCGTTCCGTTCACTAGCTTATTGATGAATTCCTCGTCATTTAAGAAATGCATAGTGGAATCCGCAACGATTTCATCCGTGATTTCTTCATTGGATAAATTTCCGTAGGACTGCTTATAGGTTTCAATAAGGGAATCTAAATCCGTGTTCTTGGATTTTAAAATGCTGCTTAAGGCAAGCCCCTTAAACCATCCGTACATTCCTTGGTCTGCTCCGTCACTTGCGTATTCCTTTAGCCAGTGTGTCATTTCATGCGATACAGTTCCGAGAATGTTATCACTCTGCAGGTCGATAGTAATAATTCCCCTTCCCATTTCGTATGATCCGTTACTTGTGTTTCCGTCCTGATATTTAGAATCAACTATGCGGAAAAGAATGCCCGTCTTCTTTCCGAGCGCACTTAACACTTTCTTTAAAGTAGACGGCGCATGCGGAACGCTATCCATTAGCCCGCCTGTCCTCTTCTCTATACGCTCTTTGTATCTTATATTCCACTTACCAATAGCATTTTCGTAGTCCTTTACTCCCGCCTTAAAAAGGCTTTCTCTTTGCTCCTTAGAAAGCAGTGCCATGCTTGCAGTCTTTTCTAAGCTATCTTCACCATTAAGATTATAGTTATACCGCCCAAGGTTATAAGCGTGCGTGCTTGCCTTGATGTAATCAGTCAAAGGGATGTTCCCGTCATAATTCTCTACGAATGCCTTTTGCCCTTCCTTGTCGTAGTTTTTGGAAAACTCCTGCAGAGGGTTTTTATAGTCGATACTCTCTCTGTTTGCCTTGCTTAAATTCTCATTGATTGCATTTTCAAGCTTCGCTTGTTGTCCCGCCTCTGTATTTGAGAAAAGCGCATAAGGAACAGAGCCGGGCTTTTCCGCTTCGGTTTCTTCTTGGTGATTATCTTTACTTTCTTGAAGGTTATCTTTACTTTCTTCCTGTAATGCTTCTTGCTCTCTGTTATATCCTTCAATGGTGGCATTCTCTATAGCATTGGCAAGATACCCTCTCTCAAGTGTGCTTATATTCTCTCCTCTTGCTTCTTTCTCCGCAAGTCGGTTTGCCACCTCTTGAATTGCTTTTCCTTCTTCTGTAGTCGTGTCGGCACTCTCTGCAATCTCTTTGAAGTTATTTATATCATTGTACTGTGCACCATTGGTGAGTGTATGCGTTACGCCTGCAACTCCTGCGGACATTCCACCGGATAAAGCACCCGCAAGGAAGCTCATTCCCGCATTTCCTAACCTGCTTACTCCTGTATTAAGCATTGCAGAAGTGTCACTCTCTCCGTTTTTCTTCCTAGCAAGATACTCCTTGATTACTTCGGATTCACGACCTTTTATAAGAGTATCTGTTAAATCATTGGTGATTTCCGTTCCGAACTCTTCAAGACCTTCTTGCCCCATTTGCTTTAGGACATTTTTAGCAACTTCCTTCCCCGTCGTTCCCAATCCATTTTTAGACAGTTTAAGGAATCGCATAGTTGGCGCATACTCCCACGCTGCTTCTGCCGCACCCTTTGCAACTCCACTTGCAAGCATCTGATTTCTTGTGATGTTAGGGTTTACTGAATCCTCTAGGAACTCTTGATTGGTAGCACTTCCTGCAGCTAATGCAAGCCCCGCCGGACCGAACACAAGATTTCTAGCTGCAGAACTTGCTCCATCAAGAAAAACACCACCTAAAAAGTTTGTTGCCTTCTCTCCCGTGTCAAGTCTTCCGTCATCATGATTCATGCCTAGGTTATTTCTTAGTGCTCTTAAGCTTCCTTCTCTTACGGCGTTAGCCTTCATTGCCTGCAGCATATCTTCGGGCTTTAGCTTATCTTTAGAAAAGGTTTGCCGTGCCGTATTCACAAGACCTTCTGCTCCCGATAAGGTGCTTTGCGTCATGTTCCACGCTGTGCCCATTAAGGGCGCAACCTTACCCGCAACAGGAACTTGAGAAAGAGTATTCAAGAATTTATACTCTCCTGTCTTTTCATAGTCTCCTTTTAAAAGAGCCATGTAATCGTCCTTGCTCATCGGGTTTGCATTTGTGGCAAACTCTGCACGTCCATTGTAGTTTTCGGGCATTCTCATCGGGTGACTCGTCGAATACTCCTGCCACATTTTTTCATAGTCTGCATCAGTCAAAGCAACGTGCGGTTTTATCTCTGATCCTGCCGTAGGATTCTGTTTTGCAAAGGAAACAGGCGCATCATGGATTCCGCCATACGCTACTTTGTTTTCTAAAGGGTTTTTATACTTTGCATACAAACTAGGTTCTGTCGGTGTAGCGTCTACAGCCCCCTCTATCTTTGCAGGAGAATAGGAAGTAGGGGCTGTATTCATAGCCCCTGTGTTTGTTCTATATCCGCCCTGTGGAATTGCTTCTCTTTTTGCTTTCTCCGAGATATACCCCTCTATTAAACGTCTATTTTCTTCTCTCTTCTTATTGTCGAATAAAGAACTTAATCTTCCCATATTTTCCCCCTTTGGTTAAAATCCCCGCTTCTCTCTTGCCTTTCTTAGCTCATTTCTTGTGATGTAAGTCAATGCGTCATCCGGCATTGTATTTAAATCGTAATCAGTTCCATCCATTGCATACGCCGCCTGCAAGGTGTTCTTTGCGTTCATAGCAGGTGTAGGTGTTGCAGTTACATTGTTAGCCCCTTTATTGAAATAGGGCTGTGCCGAATCCAATAAATCGAAAACATTTACGGTCGGCTTTCCGTTCTTTATTGTGGTATTTTTTTCCTTTTTCCCCGCTCTTCCCCTTCGTCCTCGTCTTCCGCCACCACCGCCACGGCTTCCACCTAATACCATGCCCGATAGTGCCTGCTTCGTTTTTTCGATGTTCAATCTTGCAAGTTCATTATCAAGATCCTGCGCTTCCTTCTTCATGGCATATTCTTTCGCCCATTGCTCTTCTTTCATGCTCATTTCTCTATCGAAATTCTCATTGTCGGTATCCATCTTGTAGACTCCCATATCTGCGCTTCTATCAGCGTTATACTGTCCTGCTAAATGGTTTGTACCGTTCCAGTAATTCGACGTATTGGCGTTATAGACATTAAGGTCATGCGTTCTTTCTCCGTTAAGGGCATTTAAGAAGTAGTTTCTGTCGTTCTGCCAGTCGGTTACTGTATCTCTATACCTTCCGTAATCGGTGTTGTCCTGTCCCTGGAACGCCTGCAACTGGTTATATCTGTTCGCTTGATCGTCCCTATACATTTGATAGGCTCTGTCTCTAAAATCCATAACCTTATCATTTAAGCCCGTCATGGTATTGTCATAGGACTGTTGTGCCACTTGTGCAGCATAGGAAGAACCATAGCCGCCCGACTGCGCCTGTGCATTTGCCATAGTGTCCTGCATCGCCCTACGGGCTGAATCTGTATAACGCTGTGCATACATCTGATAGAGGTCGTCGTTCTTTAGGTCTTTTCCCGTATAAGAGAATTTTTTCTGATTATAGATTTGGTCTAGCAGTCCCGAAATCTGCGCTTCGTATTTACTTTTAAACGGATCGGGCCGGTTTCCCTCTACATTCTTTAATTGTTCTCTTCTTGCTTCCACCTCGTCAGACTCGCTATAGTCATCGGGCATTCTTGATAGCCTTGCCTTATAAGCATTGTATGCGTCTGTCACTTGTTGGGACTGGCTATATTTACGTGCAGGATATTTATTTCCCCCGCCGTAGGAAGAAGAACTATAGCTTTCTGTGACTGTCGCCCCGCCATTCGCACCCCCTGCGTTTGCTGTAGCATTGAGCCCTGCCGTTACATTTGCAGAAGGCGTATTGTTTCCCCCAAGTCCCGCATTATTTCTAAGCTGATTTAAAAGGCTTGTGTTTTGGCTTGCCGTCCCGCTATACCCCGTCATGCCTAACTGGCTTGCAAGCTGTTTTCGTGCAGCAAAGGAACTTCCTTGCCCTCTCTGATTCAAATAATCAACGATTGAATTACTTAGTGCCATTGTCCTTTTCTCCTTCCTTCTCTTCTACAGTCGCCATCCCTGTAAGTAGCTGATAGGCAGTTACTAGATTCGCCATGTTGGAAATCCCCGTTACTGAAACCTTATTCAGCATTTCGAGCGCCTTCATTAAATCCTTATCCTTTATTTCCATTTTGTTTTCTCTCCTTTATCCTTTTGTATATTTCTTGAATCATCTTGATTCTGAATGGAATAATCTCTGCATAGCACATTGCTAGATAGTTTCCGTTCTTTTCTACAATTCCCTTGAATCCAGCTTGCTCCATTGCAAAGAAGAAATCTTGCGCTATATATCCCTTATGCCTTTTTTTCTCCCCTTTCATGGAATATTCAACAGGGGTAATCGCTTGAAACAAGCGCATTACTTTTTCCCCATCAAGATCCTTTATATCTTCCTTTAACCGTTCGTCACTCCACCAGTCTTTCCCTTGCGCTAGGATTTGCGAACATGTAACACGATGCGCAGGCGTTTGCGACCCGCTTTCGCTTGCCAAGGTGCACATACTTTTTACATCTATTACATCAAAGGAAAAGCTTGGCAATGTTCCATGCTCTTCCCCGTCTGAATCCCGCTCATTTTGCCATCCGTACGTCGCATGGATAGCACCGGATATGGATAACTCCCCTTTTATGGATGTTGACGAACCATTCTTACTCTCTTTATCCAGCTTTCGATTAGATGTAAATACCACCCTTTTCCCCGTTATATCTTCCGGGTTACAATCTATTAATTCCGCATTCGCCCCTCGCATATTCATATAGGCTGTCTCAATTGTTCCGGATCCGATAGAAGAACCCTCTCCACCGATAAGCCTGTCACCGCTTATCAAGAATCCCCCTATCCGTCCCGCTGTAGCATTTACCTCTCCTTTAAATTGAACACCCGATTCGTTTACCTTAAAGCGCTCTGTATCTACCTTTAGGCGCTCCCCTTTTAACTTAATACCTTTCCCGAGTGATAATTCTGTATTTAACTCCTTTACTGCGTCAGCTTTTTTTACCTTTAATTCGAGAGTATCAGAAAGAAGTTTTACGCTTGATTCAATATCGCTTTTTATACCTTTTATGCGGTATCTTATCTTCTCAAGCCTAACTTCATATTCGGATATTTTCCCTCGCAATTCCGAGTATTCCTTTATAAATTCATTCGAGAAAGCGGAATCGAAAGAAAGGTTTTCAGAGGCGTACCGTATTATCTTCTGATTCTGCAGGAGCAACCCCTTTATTTTTTCTAATTCTTCCATATCTCCCCCATATCCTTTAGGACGCTATCAAGGCAAGCCGTAATCGAATCCATTTCAAGCCCTAATAGCCCGTCTCTTATTTCCTTCCGATATTCTTCCGGCGTTTCCTGTGCAATAAATCCAGTAGCACTTATTCCACTATCCTTATATACAAACGAACATGGCTTAAGCGTTTCTAAAAGACTATAGCCTTCTTTCGTTTCTATATGTCTTATATCCTTTTTTAATCTTCTGTCTGAATAAGATTTCCCCGCAAGCTTTGAGTAATAGCTTTTGCACTCGACATTGTCATAAACAAGTAGTCCACCTACAGGGGAAGAGTTCGTATTGTAGTGCTTATAGTTCTTGTCGGTTTCGTCAAACTCTTTTACTTCTTCCTTATCCGGATATTCGGGTCTACTTGGAATCTTTTCTCCGTATTGTCTTTGCGTTGTATGAAGGCGCATTGCATAGCACGTAAGTCTTCCGTTGCTCTCCATTGCAGAGCAAGAGATAGATCCTAAGAACTTGGCATTATTAACGTTTATATCCTCAAAATTCCCCTTAAAGGTTGCGTTGATATATACGTCCCCATATGCGTTTATCTCTTTTGCATCTCCGTAGTCAGCAAATATATTTCTTGCTTCTATCATTGAAGTGCCTTTTCCATACCATGAAGAGCCATGCGCATCGCTCTGTATCTCCCATCCGGCAATGTTTCCGCCAGTCGCCACAATCTCCCCTTTTGCTACGGCTCTATCTTTAGTAAGTACAAAATTAGGGGAAGCAATTTCTAAGCGTTCCCCTTTTATTTCTAGCGTATCAGAGGAAAGATTTATCGAATTCGTTACTTCTCCTTTACTGACTAGCAAAGAGATGCCTTGCTCCGATGCCTTTAACTCGGTTTTTATTTTCTTTTCCGTTTCTTCAACCTTTGTATAAAGCCCACCTGCGCCCATATCTAAAAGGCTTAAATTATGCTTAGTCTCTTCATACCTAAGTAATTCCTCTGTCGAAAAATTATCTACAGCATCCAAAGAAGAAAAGACGTTCTGCACGGCTCTATTTATTCTTGTTATATGCCCCTCAACCTCTTTTGCTTCCTTTATGCTGTCGGGCGATTCAATCTTATAAATCATCGCTTAGCTCCTTTAGTTCTTGTATAGCCTTTGCTATAACTCCGTGTAGTGCTTCGTAGTTTACGCTATAGAACCCGTTATCCATTTGGTGAACAATCCCGAACCGATCCCCGCCCTTTAGAATATCCTGCGCTATAAGCCCATAATGTACGCCCTCTTCATCCTTTAGCTTGTACGACACCGGGCGCAAGGACAGGATATATTCCAAGGCATTTTCGATTGGTTTAATATCCTTTTTTACACGCCTGTCACTCCATGCAATGCCACGATCATTAGAGAAAATATCGTAGCAGCTTAGACGTCCCCCGATGTATACATCTCGGCACTGTCCGCAATTTGCGTATACTGTAGACCCGCACACAACATCATCGCACGCAAACCATCCGAAATAGGTTTTTTCCGTTACTTCAATTTTGCAGTTACTAAAATCTATATAACATCCTGTTATATCCTTATCCGTGGTTATATCTAGGCGGTTTCGCACATTTACAATCGTGCCCCCTAGCCCGCAAGCGTCTATAGTGTTGCCACGTAGAAAACTCTTCCCGTTTTCATTTACAATCTGAAAACTCCCGAAATTGCCACTCTCTGCAGTAATTTTCCCCGTAAGGCTTAGATTCCCGGCATTATCCAGCTTAAAGTTCTTTGAATCGACCTCTAGCCCCGTACCGCTTATGCTTATCTTTTCAGTAGATAGGCTTATTCTGTTTAGCAAATCGTCTTCTTTCACATATAAATCTAGCGCCCTGCTCGTCTGCTCGATTGCCGCTCTTGTCTTTTCTTCGTGGTCTTCCATAGCAAGTGTGAATCCGTCCATTGAATGAACGAGTTCTACAGCTTTTTCTTCGTTTTGGTAAAACTTTCTATACTCGGAAGGTTCTATATTGTCACCATCCACATTTTCCGATAGAAAGCGGATTTTCTTATTAAGTTCCGTTAGATACAGCTTTACCTTTTCGAGGTTCTTAATCTCTCCAATAGCAATCTTCGGAACTGTAAATACACTCATCGCTCGCTTCCTTTCCCGATAGTCTTACTCATGCCGTACAAGATGAATTTCCCATGCCCTGAAAGCTTATACTGATATCTTTCGCAACGCTTTAGCTTCACAGGGATAAGATAGGTGTTCCGCTTGTCCGCTGTAATAGACGCTTCTCTTCTCCACGTCGCTTCATTGTCATAGCGAACGTACACGGTGCATTCTGCGTCCGGCTCTAACTCAATGTTAAACTGAAGAGAACGCACCTTCTTCTTGTCAAGCGTGCCCTCTTCCAAATACACGGACTCAAGAACCCATTCTGTGTTTTCATAGTCCTGCATATCGTCTGCCATTGTATTTCTTGAATAAAGAGGGAACACGCCATTTAAAGGCTTTTCATAAGTGGAATTAAGATTCCCTGAAGCGTTTACAAGGCTATATATCTTTCCTTCTATGTCCGCTTCTTTTATCCACAACTGATTTTTAAGGTCAAACACATACATGGATCCTTGATTGTCGTTTTGCAAATAAACGTAATACTTCCCCCTCCACTGCCCCGCAATGGCATGATTCCACTTGACTTTCAGTTTATCCGATACCGATTCGGGCATTCCCCCTTGATATATCATCACAGCGTCACGGCTTACATACATGACAGCTTCATTCACATGACAAAGAGAAGCACTGCACCCTTTCATTACTCCCCTCGCTTCTACGGTATCAAGGCTGAAATTGGAAGGTTTCGTACCGTAAATCGTATGAATGTAGTTTTCTTTAAAGAACACAACATAGCCTTGTTGACTGATAACTCCTGTAAAATCCCCGTCACTCCCAACAGACACCGCATAGCTGTCTGCCGCCGTACCTTGGAAGCTGTTCCAATTGGTCGGGTCTCCAAGCTTGCACGCATAAATCTCATGGTTCGCACTGGAGCACCCCCACAAGCGATTGTTGAACTCGCAAACATAGTCCATATCGGGAACTTTCCGAACAATCTTCACTCCGCTTTCTTCCGTGATACTTCGCAATGCTACGCCATTTTCATCTACTGCGGAAATGACGATAAAGTCATCTCCTATCTCCTTTATTGCCTTAGTGGTGTTCAAGGTCTCCGTGTACTGCGTGAATCCCGAAAGCGTGACAACATCATCCCTCTTGAAATTCTTTCCGATGTTCTTTCCTTGAATCTTGACGAAACTCGATCCTTCCGAAACAGGTGCAAGGCTGATTTGCCCTTCCTGCGTGTAAGAGGATTCCATATCGGTCAGTTCTTCCGTCTTTGTGTTAAACACCTGCTTATCAGGGAAAATGCAGATATATGCGCCCATTCCGACTAGAACCCTGTCTAATTCCACGGTCTTTTTTAATGCAATTCTTTTTTTGTCATAGATAAGCGCATTCTTTCCGAACATATACAAGGAATTCTTATAAAAGATTTGTACAGGCTCTTCCGATTCATTAAAAGGCAAATTCGGCTCACGCAAAGTAAGGGACGGGAATAGTCTTGACGATATGTTTTTCATATCTAAAAACTCATTATCCGCCCCAACACTTGACTGATTCAGTCCCCCGAAAACGCCGATACTCTGCTTTGTTTTCCCTAGTGGATTCATTTGCTTAAAATTCATCAGATTAACCCCCTCGGTTTCCTTTCGTTATGAATGAGATAGCGATTCATGTAACTAAGCCATGCCTCTTTTTCCGCTTGGTACGCCTGTACGTCATTCGCATAGCTTTCTATTTCATCCTCTAAGAAATCAATCTTTGCTTTAAGGTATGCGATATAGATACCGCTGAAACGGCTGTCTAAGAGAACTACGCTGTCCATATCCTGCGCTGTGTAAGGAACAAGAACGGGAATCCCCCTGTCAACGCTTACAAGCTTTTTCTCTCCGTTTTCCTCTGTCTCCTCTGCTATCCGCATAGCTTCGTTCTGCGCTTCTCCGTCTCTCGTCCTGCTTTCTAAGGGATTCCCGATATAGTACGGATCTGTTCCCATGATGGTCACGGTGCTTTCTGTTCTTCCCTCTGTAACTGCATCCCCCTTTAATTCGTCCTTCTCTTTATGGAGATACGCCCTTGCATGAATCGGCTTGATATGCGCTTCTGTTCCCCTCTGAAAAGCAATGTAGTTATCGAATATCTCCGCTTCTACTTCGTTTAGAAACTGCAATTTAAGACTCTCGCTTGTGGCGTTCGGTCTTGCGTCATCAACGAGAGAAAGAATCTCCCCTACTGTTATTTTCATCGTTTCCGCTCCTTCCTTTTTCTTGTATTGTCCTTTATGCTCCGTATATTTTCCCAAGCAAAAAGAGGGGATAGCCCCCTCTCCTTGCTTTTACTCCGCTGATGCAACCCTAAAACATACAGGAATGATAGGTCTTAGCTTTCGCACATCCTCTTGGCTTGTACCTTGTGGCAACACCCCAAATGCATCTTTCAAAGAAAGTTTTCTAGGGATTCCTTGTTCATCAAGCACTGTAACAAAATCCGGTCTACATGAACATGTTAGATATTTACCTTTGTTCATGAATCTTCTGTATTTTATGGTTTTAAATAATTCAACTTGATAAGAACCCCGTATGCTCATTTCAAGCCCTTCAACGGTGGAAAACAGGAAAGACATTAGTCCAAAAACTTCGCCCAAATCAATCGTCCAAAAATGAAATTCATTTTGAGTTTTCATATTCCCATAGAAACGTTTAATTTTAGATATCAACCCAAGGTTCGCTAATGAATTAAGCTCTCCAAGCCTTTGGTCACTCTTTATCTTATTATTTACCAATCCTAGGATTTTTTCATCGTCTGCAGAGCCAAAGCTTTTTAGTTCTTCCTCTGTCATAAGGATTCTTTCAGGGTAATCAAAACTGATAAAATCAATACTATTCTTTGATTCATCAATGTCTATTCCCATTACATAAAAGCGCATATTTTCTGTTCCGGGAATAGTTGTCGGAATGTCTATATAATCCCAAGGCATTATAAATGTGTGATCATTATACTTAACCAATCTTTTTATTCGTTGCATTATTTCTAATGCAGTGCCAGAATATCCAATCCGACGTGATAGTTCTTTGTCAGTTTTTGCAGCGTCTTCTATTCTTCCATTAACAAAACTTCCTATCGTTTTTACAGTACTTTCAAATGCTTTTCCACTTACGAGAGCATTTTCTGCATAATTCGATACACTGCTGTAAGGATTTGCCAACAGAAACCTCATTGCCCCTTCTGCGTCTTTATTCCCCTTCATTCTTTCTTTAACTACATTCTCCACAATCGGCGTAACTGCACCATTAAGCCCGCTTTTATCAAGGAATCTTTCCTTTGTTCCTTCCGCAACTCCACTAAGAGCACTAGACAACGTTTTTCCATCTACAAGGGTGTTTTCTCCTATGTTCTCAAGCGTGCTATTTTCACCACTAACAAGTGTCTTTGTAAGTGCCTTGTAGTCCTTCTGCGGAACTTGCTTTTTCTTTAATTCAGAACCTACGACGGCGATAGCTTCCGCTTCCGTGATTCCGCTCTTTATCTTTCCTACAGCGGTATCAACGTAACTATGCATTTCATCGGATGTGACGCCTGCTACCTTCCCGCCTTCCTGCGCTTTCTTTAAGGCTTCAAGAGTCTTTGTCTCGGATTCCTTCGCCTTCTCTGCCGATACCCCCGCTTCCATTTTGTAGCCTTCCGCTTGCTGGCTTGCCCTTTCTGCCATATTTGCAGAGGATGTAGCATTCATGACTTGATTTTGGATATTACTCTCTGCGCTTTGAATTCTTGACTCTGTTTCGTTCTTTAATGCCTGCACTTCGCCCTTGATTGTATTTGCTCCATTCTTTAAGGCTAACACTTCGCCCTTAATCACATTTGCTCCATTCTTTGCCGATACAGCTTCATTCTTTGCGTTTACTGCATCTGCCTTAGCTGTATTCGCTTCGTTCTTTAAAGCCGTAACCGCTTCTTTGATTTTCGTCCCTTCCGTGATGGTGCTGTTCTTAGATGCCTCTGCAGCATTTGCGTGTTGCAGTGCCTCAGTCTTTGCAGAAACAGCTTCCTGCTTCATTGCTGAAATTTCCTGCTTGTCTGCTGAGACACTATCTTTATACCCTTTTGCCTCAGCGGAAACCGCCTTAATCTTTTCCTCTTCCGCAATGATATTTGCAAGAGAAGTATTTCTCTTTCCTTCGGCTTCTTCCCTCTTTTCCTCTGCGCTAACTCTTTTCTTCTCTGCTTCTACTCTTGCCGACTCTCCTTCTCCAACCTTGGCAAATTTCTTTTCTAACTGTTCCAACTCGGAAAGAGTATTTGAGGAAATTTCTGTATTCCCTAACGATTTTTCAATATATACAGCCCCGGGATAAGACTTCCAACGACAAGATCCAGTACTATCGAATGCGTCAAGCTGAATAAATGCCGTTCCTGCATGGCTCATCGTAACGGAAGAAATCAGCCACCTAAGAATGATAGCATTATCCGTAATCACCTTTTCAAGGTCGCTTCGGTCAATATCTCGCACTCCTGCATAGCGGATGTTCAGCTTAAACAAGAGATTTGCAAGGTCTACCCCATCCCCCGATACTCTGTCGATATGGAATTCCCTTACCGTGGAATCCGCTTCCCCTACTGCTCCGATGCTCTGCTCCTCTGCAGGAATAAACAGCGTCTTACTTCTTACTTTAATCATATATTACCCCTTTCATGGTAAATAAAAAGGAGCGATGAGTTCCCCCACCGCCCCAAAAACGACCCTTACTCTTTATAAGCCATTGCGTCGGAATACCTTACAGCGTCTGTTTCCTGCTGAATCGCATTCCTTACTACCTCGGCAAACTCGGCGGGAATTTCTACTTCTTTTCCTCTTTCGATATTCATAGACCGCCCGTTTACACATACATATAAAGGACGCTTATGCGTATCGTCATAGGGAAGGAATACCTTCTCCGTCTTTGCCGCATTTGTCTCTACTGCTTCAGTCTTTGCCACTTCAGTCTCTACTGCTTCAGTCTCTACTGCTTCAGTCTCTACTGCTTCAGTCTTTGCCATATATTACCCCCTTAGTTTGCTTCATGCTCGTTATAGAAGGATCCTGTCTCGATACGAACCATATATTGGTTTGTAAGGATTGCTACAGCCTTAAGAGCCTTCCAGCCTACAGTTGCTCTCTGATTCAACGGGTCAGACGCACCGGAAGAACCTAGTTGCTTTACGATAGTCTCCAAGCCCTCGCCCTCTAACGCTGTCACTGCGAAAGCGTCTTTTCCAAGAATCAAGGAAGAGTAAACGTCAATAGACCCCGCACCCGCATTGATCCACTTCTTCGCCTCGGAAGTCTCGTAGAACTCAACGCCGGACAAGTCGAAAAGGTAGCCGTTCTTGAAAGCGGAATTATCCGTATAACGGAACAAATCCTTGTAATCGGGGTTCTGCTGAAGGTCGAAAGCGACATCCTGCGAAATGATACCGATATACTTTCCGTTGATTCTAGGAGCGTTTCTCTTCTTCAAGGTTCTTACCGCCATAGCGATAGCCTTCGGTGTCAAGGTCATTGCTGCGGTCAGCGCTGTACGAGAAGAAACCTGTCCCTCTGCGTACTGAACATTCGTTCCTGCATTTACTACTTCTCTTGTAACCGTATCAAGCGTTCTTCCTGCTTGGTCGCCCAGCTTCTCCTGCGCTTCCAACACATGGTTATCAATTGCGGTCATTTCGAGAAGGTCGGAAAGTGCTACATAGTCTCCGTACTGCTTAAGTGCAGTTGTTACGGTGAACATATCAAGCTTCTTTCCTGTCGGTGTCTGTCCTTCGGTTAAAGGATTCAGCGCCTTTGCAAGCGGTTCAAACCCTCTAAATTCCATCGTCTTACCGTGGTTCTTCGGAATATTTACCTTCTTACCGAACTGGTCATGAATAAGGGACGGACCAACCAAACGGATAAGGTTCTGATCGTAGAACACCTTATTGTTGGAAGAACTCAAATCGTTATCGGATGCCGTGCTGGTGGTAAGGTTTAACGGTGTAGGATCCGGGAACTGTAAAACCTCTAAAAACAACCCCTTTACTCTCTTTAATAAATTTTCCATAATCTCCTCTTTCTGCGTGTCAGAGGACTACTCTTTCTCCCCCTGATACACGTCTTATAATGTCTTCAATCTCCTTATTACTCATTTTCCCGAGGTCACTTCCTACGGGTGACAGAGCTGTCTTTCCTGTAGCAGATTCTTTTACATCGCCTTGCCCTGTCTTAATCTGCTTTGCTGTGTCCATTGCGGTCTGCTTCTTTACCGCTTGCGCTGTCTTATCCATAATCTCGTGCATATGGATAGCTTCATACGCCTGTAGCATTGTCCACCCTTGCGATAGCAGAGTTGTAAAGCGTTCCCCTGTCTCTTCGTTTAGCATTTCTTCCTGCTCGTCAAAGTCGGGGTAGATTGCTTTTACTTCGGGAACTTGCGCGTCCCACATCGCATACATTTCCTGCCGTCTCGCTTCTTCCTGCATGGCTCTTTGCTCTCCAAGGAGCGCGCGATTCTTCGCTTCCATTTCCTGCATTCTGCGATAGGCGTCTACTGTCATTCCTGCTTGGCTTGCGGCTTCGGTGAAAAGGTCTGATTTACCTTGCAAGTACATAAAAAGGGCATTTGCGTCACCGTCCTGCGGTGCGTCCGGGAATGCACTTCGTACAAGGTTAGACAGATTGTCGAGCGCTTGGCTTCTCTCTCTCAAGCCTTCGTAGTCTTTAAAGCGTCTAGTGATTTGGCTTTGAATTGCCTTGTCATACTGCGCTTTTAATTCTGAGTCCTCTTTTAAGAGTGCCTTAAGGTCTTTCTTCGGAATCGGTGCTTCTTCGGGGATGTCTTTCTTCTCTTCCTCTTTCGCTACCTCTTCCGCGCCTTCTGCCTGCGCCTGTGCTTCTCCTTCTCCGTCTCCGTCAAATTGCAAAGGGTGTAAATACAATTTTTTCATTTGTTATCCTTTCTGCTCAATCTCGGTGAGTGTGCCGTTATCTTAGGTCTTTCCCTAGCGTCTATACTCTTCTTTTACCAAACAAATATTCTTTAATCCCACGCAATAAGAATACTTTTTTCAAACTGCTGTTTGACTATTTCCAATCCCCCCATGCAAAGAGTAAAGTAAGCTTTTATCTGTGCTCTTTCTTCAGGAACAAACGCTTTCAGGTTTGCGGAAATAAAGAATTCCCCATGACTAGCCATGTACTCTATTCCCCGCCTTTCCTTTTTCTCCGAGAGGTCTAGGACAGAAAGTGCCAAAGCCTGCGTAAGAATGGAAACCTTACTGCAGGCGTATGCTGTGCCCTCTTCATCCCTCTCAGCGTGCCCGCTTGCAGACAGCTTTATCTCCTGCGGGCTTTCCTTAAATCGAATCTCTATCATACGCCCGCCCTTTCTCTTGACTCTGTCCGTGCCTTGTCAGCCTGTGAATTTCCTGTGCTTCGCTTTGCTTCTCCGAGTTGATTCACTTCAACACTTCCGTTGTCCTGCACTTTCCCGGGTACTGCTTGCATTTCTTCTTGTGGGAACATCTCCGCTATACGGGTGTCTCCAGTAGTCTCCGCTACAATACCGCCCAAGCCTTGCAGTAATTGCTTCATCTGCAAATTCTCTTGCAGTAGTGTTTGATTCTCCGATACGGTCTGAATAATCTCTTCCTTTTGGTCAAAGTCCATCATCTTAAGCATGCCTAAAGTCTGGTCTGCGAGTTGCGGATTGAATACACCTAACTGGAAAAGCTCTTTAGCAAATTCATTTTGCGCTACCCTAGAATATGGGCTTGCCTTCTCCGCTCCTACTGAAATATCGTATATGGGTTTGTGCCCGCCCATGTACTTCCCGATAGACTGGTCATACACCGAATCGGGTAATAGCTCCGCCATTGAATCGCTTGCCATCGGGGAATCTTTCGAAATTCCGACCATCGCATAGTAGTTTTCATTATTCAGGATAATGCGATAGGTTCTCGGAACGCTGTAAAACTGCTGCATTCTGCTGATAACCATCGTGATTAGGGACTTAAAAGCGTCGTAGGAAACGAGATTCATCGTCCTAGAGGTCTTACTTGACGCTTCTTGCAATGCCGCAATGGCTGACGCTGCAGTTACTCCCCCGCTTGTTGTACCCTGTGAGAAGTCACGATTCCCGGAATTTTCCTTTAGTTCCTCTTTCGTGTTCTCCAAAATCTGCGCATAGATAGCGGGCAAAGGATTCACTTCCAAGGGAAGAATGCCGTCCGGGGTTCCTTCGTAGTGCACAAGTAGCTTGTTGTAGTCGCTGAATTCCTCTTCGTTTACATTTGTCGTTTCCCTTACAAGCCTTCGAGGGCGGGCATTTGCAAGAACATTCTGAATCAAGGCTTTATTCATCTTGTCTATGAATTCCTGCGGCTCTCGAATAATATCAATCATGCCGAAACCGACAGGCGTATCTTTAATCGGGTACATCACATCAAAGACAAAAGGATATTGCCCGTCTTCGTACCAACCTTCGGACTTTGTCGAGTCATTTTCAGAGGCATAAAGCAATTTTCCATCACAGAACTTCGCATAGTGCAGTACCGTCTTCGGGAAAACTTGCCCGCTAATCTCCACCGATACCGTCTTTTTGTAGTACCAATCATAGACAATCACTTTCTCGTCAGCCCGTGCCACTTCCGTGTCGCTATAGTGGGACAAGTCCGCATTGTATGATCCTGCAAGGTCTGAAAGCTTATCGGGGTACAGCACCTTCATCGTCTCTACATCCGACTCCGTAAGGATAAAGATTTCTTTACTGTCTTGGATGTCCTCGATGTTCGGCTCCCATCTCATATTTAAGATGTCGATTCGCTTAATTTCCACGTCACCTATATTGTCCTTCGTGGGATTCCAGAACACGCCTGCAACGGAAACGCCATTCTTTACCTTCTCCATTGCGCATTTGTAATACACTTTCGTGTAGTTGTTTCGCTCCAAAATTGCCGGAATAACCTTGCTAAGGATTGACGCTGTCTCTTCGTCCGACTCTTCACGCGGAAGGATTGTCGGCTGAGGATAATTGTCCATCATGTCGGCAACCTTGTTAATAACCGCATTTAAAAGATACCCGCTCCCCTTTTCGGGTAGGCTCTTTTGCTCGTCAAGATTCTTGTAGTAGGTATACTGCTGCCGGTAATACGCTTCGTTCTCCTTCAAGCGATTTTCCAAGCCTTGCATTTTCTCGTGATACTTCCTGCACCGCCCCATAGCTTCTATGCAGTCCTCATCTGTAAGCTTCGGGATAAGGGAAGAAATCGCCGCCTCTTTCCGTTTCTCCTCTTCTTCTCTCTCTGCGTTCTCCTGCAGAAGCTCCTCTGCTATAGCTTGCTTCTCTTCTTGTTGCAATTCTTCTTTCTTTTTGGCTCTTGCCATCTTTCCCCTCTCTTTCTATGTGCGGTACATCCGTACTTTGCTGTTTCCTTTGTATAAATTCAGCGGGTCGAAATCGTGATTGTCTGTATCTAAGTAGTTTCTTCTTGCTTTAATTGGGTTCTGCATGCACGCATAGCGCCATGCGTCGTATATATGGTCTTCCTGGCTTGAATCGATGTCCTCAACGTTCTTTTCATCGTATGTAAGATTCGGTACTGTACGGATAAAGTCTAGGCAATCCGAAAACACATAAAACATCGAGTAGCCTTTTTCATCGAATGCTAGCCTATAGTGGCACTGCATAAGCCCCGCTAGTCTCTCATGGTCGCCCTTGTCAAAGTAAATCCCTTCCGCTTCCATAGCGTCCGCAACCGATACGCCAGTCGACTTATTCCATATGGCGGGGTCTGCTACACTTCCTGCGCTTATCTTTCTTCCCTTGAGCCTCGGATCTGTCGCTTCTATCTCTCTGATCCTTCGTGCCTGCTCGTGCGGCTCTTCCTTAACTCCCGTGTTCGGTGTGCTTGTGCACCCGTAGAGTTCCCGTATAAGGTACATTCTCCCGTCACCGTCTACCGCAAACCACAACACCGCATAAGGCTTAGAATAGCCAAAATCATACGCGCGGAAGACCTTCCACCAGTCGGGAATTGGAAAAGGCTTAATAACATGGCTGAATTGGTGCGTGTCGTATCCGTCTTGCGAATTCCGAAATTCTGTGAAAACCTGCCCATTAAAGCTATCCCAGTCGCCATATAAAAGGGCATTCCGCTCCGCTTCCGGCAGTGCCGCTAAGTGCGTCACATATTCGGGATTGTTATCCAGTAATTTCTTGTTATCAAAGACAGAAGCGGGGATATATACACGGCTCTGCGCCTTGTACTCTATGCCTTTTTCCGTCTTTACCTTGTAAACCTCTACTTTGGTTTCTCCTGCTTTGCAGGAAGTAACAAATCTATCTTTCACCCACCCATGACCGATACCGCCCGGATTCGCCGTTGCCCGTGTGTATACGATTGTCCCTGCTCCGTTTGCACGGTTACGGCTCTTTAGATACTCGTATTGTGTCGCCGTAAAGTGCGTGAGTTCGTCAAATCCTATAAAGTCGTATGCGATACCTTGATACTTGTACTTGTCTTCTTCCGAGTTGAGACTCCCGAAATCAATCTTTGCGCCCGATGGGAATGCCCATCGGTGCTCTGTCTTGTTGTATCTTGCTTCGGGGAACGCTTTCGGGTAATACAGATAGGCCTTATCTATGATTTCCTTTAACTGCGGGAAGGTACGGCGCAAGATAAGGGCTTTATAGTGGGGGATATGCACTTGCCTTAGTGCTTCAATAACGAGATAATCCGTTTTCCCACCGCCTGCAGCACCGCCGTACAAAGCTTCGTACTCCGGTCGTGCCATCATCAAGGCTTGCTTAGGCTGTGGCGTCCAAATCGCATCCATAAATTCCCCCTTTCTTCCTTCTTTCATAGCAAAAATAGGGGATTTATACCCAAGCAATAAAAAAAGAGGGCGTTAAGCCCTCTCTAAATTCAGATAATTAATTTATGCGAACATCAGTTTTCCTTTTGCTTTCGGGATAGCTATGCCGTCCTCTTTCGCCACCTCTAGCCACTCCGAAATAACCGTTTCGGCGTTGCTTATGGCTTCGGCTCTAGTCTTTCCGTCAGCAAAGCACCCCTTTAACTCCGGGACTTCCGCTATATATAGCTTATCTTCTTCCGACCAGTATAAAATAATTTCGTAATTTCCCATATTTACCCCCTAATCAGCAAGTTATTTTCAAGCATAAACTTCCTAATTTGCCTAATTTGGTATGGCTTAGCCATCTTTCCGTCCGGCTGAATATTTATTATAGCCTCAATCTCCATAAAAGAATATATAAAGTGGTCGCCTTTTACTCTTTCCCTTCCCCCCATAGCCACAAGAAGCTTTTGCAAGTCAGAAAAGCGGATATTACTATCTTTGTGCCCTTGCAGTATATCGGCTTGAATCTTCTTTAGCTTATCCATACTCGCCCCCTATACCTTAAATATCTCTTGCCCCGTGTAGGAGTTCAGGGCTTTCTTTATGAAGGTATTCATCGGCACGCTATCCGCTTGCTCCTTTAGCTTCTCATAGTCGGAAACCTGCATTTCAAACGATACTCTCTTGATATTCTTTTTTTTGTACTCGCTATCTCTGATAGCCTTATTTTCTCTCCATCCCATGATTTTCTCCTAAAGAGGGGTTTCCCCCTCTTAATTCTCTATAATATCCTTAAAATCTTCGAAAGCGGAAGTGCCTTCTTCATCCCAACCGATATTTTCCGCATACTCTTCAAGTGCTTCGAGGGCATCTATATCTCTCGGCTCGCTTCCATCTTCTCTCAAAGCTTCCTTTGCTTCTTCATAAGCTTTATAAAGATACTCTTTTTCTTCTTCCTTTAAACTTGTAAAAGCTTCTCTTACTTCTTCTTTACTATTGAATGTCATATTCTCCACCTTCCCGCCCCTGTGGGCTTGCGTCTTTTTTTATCTGACTACAGTATAGCATTAGCTGTGCCCACCGTCAACAGCAAATATTGCACAAAGTTTATATGGAAAATTTGTATGGTTTCACATATTGACTGCACCCACAGTCAATAGTATACTGTAACCACAGTCAACGAAACAAGCCGACAGGCACAAGCCCATAGGGCAGAAAGAAGGTACAAAATGACTACTACTAATAAAAAGAAATTCGAAGTTGGCAAGAGCTACGGAGCTTTCTACTACAGCGATTATTTTGACCATGAAAGACTCGCCTACATCTTAACAGTAGTAAAGAGAACAGAAAAAACTTTATGGTTTACAGTACACCATTATGACGGAACTCCTTACAGCGACTACGAGGGAATTAATAAAAGAAAGATACAAAACTATCACAACAATTATGAATCGGTTATCCTTCGTGACTATATGGACTTCAATGCAATCGATGAATTAGACGGCAATAGAAAAAGGGCTTAGGCTCTTTTTTTATTTTCTTCCACATAAAAAAGTTCTGAAATCAAAGAAAGAAGGCGGGTCTATCCTGCCTTCTTCTCTGCTTCTGCATCTCTTTTTTTTGCTTCTTCTATCGCTTTTCTTTCCAACTCCTCAAGTCCGCCATTTCTAACGACCAATTCCACCACTCCGGGAGATGCCTTTTCGGATCCTACTTCTTCCGTTCGGTTCATTCGCCATTCTTCATAGCACCGATTCGCAAGGTAGTAAATCATTGCTTTCACATCAGGCTTGATATACAGATAGTCGTCATATACTATCGTTTCTTCTCCTTCTTCTCCTGTCATAAGCCCTATTTCCCCGTCCTTTTTACGGACTAAGGGGATTCCGCTTTGTTTGTCTTTAAGGATCGTCGGTACTTTCACCACATGCCCGAGTGCCGCCTTAAAAAGGGCGTTCACCACCTGCGCATTCGACACGAATTTGCCGTTTTTTACTGCATCCCGTATCTCTTTGCATTTTGCTTTCCAGTAGGCAAAATTCCTTGCAGTAATCCCTATTTTCCCCGCTATCTCCTCATCAGTCATCCCTTGCCTTTTTAGGTCTTCAAGGTATATAAGCATCTCCGGAGTTTTATAGTCATCTATAAGCGATCTTCGGCTTTTCTTTTCTTTTGAATCGGTCTTTGCTTTCTTCACGATGTGCCCCCTTTCTCTAGGAGCATTTTAACCTTCTTCCGTTACCTTGTCCCCAGCAATAAAGAAGGTGAAGCTTCCCTTTTCATCCGTACACGCCGTGACGTCCCTTCCTTCCCTAATGGCTTCTTGCCATTCTTTTCCCTCTACAGATGTTTTCCCTCCGAGTTTTTCTAAAAAAATCCCGCATAGGGCTTGGCTGTGGCGCAGTTCTACCGCCATTTTGTCAAGCTCCCTGTCCTTATCCGCTTTCAGCCTTCCCCAGTGCTCCGCTCGCCTTTCCCAGAATCGGATCTCTTTTGTCTTCTTGTCGCTTGCTTCCTTGATTTTTTTATACAATGAATTTTGCTTTTTTAGCTCTTCCTGCTCTTTCTTTGTCATCCTCTTTCTCCATCTCTTCCGATATGTGGCGGTATAGCGGGCATTTCTGATAAGAAAAGCACTTGCAATACTTATCCATGTACTTTATAAGTTCTGCTTTTTTGGAAAAGCATATCCGCATAGTGCAGGAATTTTCTATATCCGGCAATTTCTCGCACGCTATCGCCGTCGCCCCTTTCCCCCTTGGATATGTATGGGATATATAAAAAGGGCATTTCACTTGTGTTTTCTCATTTCCCCAGTCCATCCGCTCCACCTCTATCACACGCCTTTAAGTACCTCTTATATTTTAAGGTTCTGCGGATTTTAAGGCAAGTTTGAAAGAAACATCTGTTTCCCTTTATACTTCCCATGTCCCCCCGCCTTTTTCTATCATGGCGGAGATGATTTTCTCCGCCGTCTTGTCACTTATCCCCTTTATGGATGTAAGAAATTCCCGCATGGTCTTTTCGTCAAAGTCGAGTATCACGGTTTCCGTTCCGTCCTCTTGCCCATCTTCATATCCGCTTTTATATACCGATACCGCCCAAGCGTTCATTTGGTTAAAGGTAAAGCGTTTCATTTGCTGATACTGCCCAAAATTTAAAGGCTTCATGACTATACATCGTCTTCCTTCCTGTGTAAGCTTTCCCCTATCGCATCTTCTAAAATTTCCTTAGTGCTTATCAACACTTCAATGCCTTCGATTGCATGTCTTAAATACATAACTTTTTCCGCTTCATCTTTCGCATCCAGTGCTTTTTCCGCATAGTATGCAACTGCGTTAGCCCTTGCCATTGTTTGTCTACTCAGAAGTCTTAAATCAACTTTTTGTATCATTCCTCTAATACCTCTCTTTTGATTCTGATAGGCTTGCCAATCGCCTTTCCTTCAAGTCCTCGTAAAATTCCTTTGTTGGATTGTGAACCGCATAGCAGGGTCTATCTCCAAAGAACACTAAATAGGATTCCGTATTCTCTTCATGTACTACAGTTGTGTATTCCAGGGTCATGGCGCAACCGCCAATAGTAGCCTTTCCGTCCTCTGTAATGTCGAACCCTGTACAGGTGTTCCCCCAAATTTGTGGGAAGGTTTCAATTTGAAAATTGAAGGTTCTAATACCATCTGATTTTGCTTTTATAACCTTCTCCATAAATTCCTTATCTAGCCCTAAGTGCCCGATACCTTTGTGCATCAGCAATTCTAAGTTCGGTAGTCTTGTCATTTATCCCTCCAATAATTCATTAATCGTTTCCGTGTTATCAGGAATCTTCACTATCGGGGTTTCTATGTGTACTATGATTGCTTCCAACCATTCGAGTTCATCAAGATACCCGTTTAGCTTTTCTATGCTTTCCTCTCTTGTCCTATCTTCCGTCAGTCCTTCAAGCTCTAGTGCTTCTATGGTTTTGATGGCGTTTTTCTCCTCTCGAAAAATCACATTTTCCCCGTATATGCACATTTTCTTTATCTCTGCTTTTCCGAAATTTGCAATCCACTCACCCGTACAGTCAGCAACTATGCCTTGCCCCACCATCGGAACTACTGGCAAATCCGGATGCTCTTCTATCAGCTTTAAAATCTCTTTTATATTCTCATTCATGATTACCCCCACATCCAATCACTAGCTATTTCAACACCTAAGAGTTTGATTAAAATTCTTGCATGGTTATAACGAATCCTTAAATTCCGCATAGTGTCGGTATTATAAACATCAGATTTAACTATGCCTTTACGTATCGCAACTCCATTTATCAAATCTGCTTGATACAACGACAACAGCTCTAATAACTTTGCTTTTTCTTCAATTGTCATGTTTACACCTCAATCCCTGTAATTTTAGCTATATCTGAACAATACTTCGTATCCTTCTTTAATCCCAAATGGACACATAAATCCACAGAACGCCTCGTTTTTGTTTAAGAAATCATTTAACTTCGCGGATTCCAAAGCATAGTAGCGCCCTAGAATCACACCCCAATTACTTAGACCAAAATCAGCATCCTTACTATAATTTTCCAGCAAATCTATATAGCGATGTCCCTTTTCATCCTTCAGTACAAATTCAAGGCAATACGCATCTACAACCCTGTAAAGTCCATTCAAGTCATCTTTATTCAATCTAACCTTGAATAGTCCATCATCGAAGAATGAATCCTCATCCAGTTCTGATTGAAATCTTTGTTCGACAAAATCATGCACTTGTTCTATGAAGTCATTATTTCCGAAAAGTTGAATATATCCGCACTCCTCTTCTTGTTTTAAAACCGTCAATGTATATCTAAAACTCATTCTCCCACCTCTCTAGTTCTTGCCTGTATTGCGTGAATCCATCATTCCGATTAAGGTATATCTCGCTTTAATCGTGCCATCCGCATTTTCAACATACACATACTTAGGCATTTCTACGTTATACACATACTCAAACTTAGTAACTTTTACATTCTTCTCGTGTGATGCTTCACATACTTCTGCCTCTTCCTTTGTGGAATATTCAGTTCCGCAAATCTCGCACACATACTGTATTCTTTTTTTCATTCTCCCACCTCCTTCTGAATATTCTTGTGAATATATGCAAGTCTTCTTTCCTCGCTAACAATTTCAATCAGTTTGATAATCTCAGCCCTCCGCTTTTCAAGCTTCCTGTATTCTTCGCTGTCGGGTTCGAGGATGTTTTTTCGTTCTAGTAATTCATCCATGTAATCACCAAGGCAATCTATAAGAATCATTCTCCGAAAATTCTTATCCACTGAATTCGTCATTTGTTTTAAATAGTTCTGATACTCGTCATATTTTTTCATTCTCCCATCCTCTCGCAAGGCTTAATCTTCTGCTCTCGTCCTTAACTCTCGACTCGAATAGCTTTATCCACGCTTTCACTAAATGCCCTTCTTCCGGTAACGGCTTAAAGTACCCTTTCCCGTCCTGTAGGTTTATGATCAGTTCCTCGCTTTTATTTATCCCCGCTCGAATCACTCTGTCGCTTTCCCCTAGGCGGGTAGCTAACTCCGCCCGGGTAATTGCATTTTCGTGTCCGTAAGGGATAATTTCAGTCACAAAGTTATCCATAAGCCCCCCCTAGTTAAACGGCAAACCTTCGTCTCCCACTCCGTCGGGAATCTGCATAAATCCGTCCTCGTCTGTCGTTGTATTTCTTGCGGGTGCATTTCCTGCGGATTCACAGAAGTAATGCGAATTTACAACTATATCCGTGGTGTATACCTTCTTCCCGTCCTTGTCGTCATAATTACCCGTTTGGATCCTCCCGGTTAATGCGATTTTCTCGCCCTTATGCAGATACTTCTCCGCAAATTCCCCGGTCCTTCCGAACGCCACGCACCGGATAAAGTCGGTGTTTGCCTGTCCGTCTGCTCTCCTTGGTCTGTCTACTGCAAGCGTGTATCTTGCTATGCAAGTCGAGTTATCGCCCTGTGTGTATCTGATTTCGGGGTCAGCTGTCAGTCTCCCCATTAAACAAACTTGATTCATTTTTCTACCTCTCTTTTTTACAGTTCTAAGTTTAATTGTTCGTTTTTATCTGCTAGCATTTCCTCTACTGCCCTCTCGTAAAACGGGCGATGAATCTCGAATCCGTAGCAACTCCGATTCAGCTCCTTGCAGGCTCTCAAAGTTGTACCGCTCCCCGCACATGGGTCTATCACGATGTCCCCTTCATCCGTGAATGTCTCAACAAGCTTTTTGATTACATTTACGGGCTTTTGTGCCGGATGAATCTTCGGAATATCCTTCTTGTCACGCTCCCATTGAAACCAGTTGAAAACCATGTGATTCTTTCCGTCTGCTCCTACATTTCTAAACTTCGGTAGCTTAGACCTGTACAGAATTAAGGCGTATTCTGTTGCACCAACTACACGCATATTCGCTTTTAAAACTTGCGGACTATAATTCTTGATAAAGCTTATCGGGATGTAGTTCACAAACCCGTATTTCTTAGCGTATTTTATGACCGTTTGTAGTTGTTCAAATGAGCAGAAAACAATCATGCAAGGATTATTGCTAGAGCGTCCTCTAGGCACTTTCTCATTGTCGTTATCCTTCTTCAGAAGCCGATTGCAGAAGTGGAAATATTCGGCGATGTTGAAATTAAAGTCGCTGTAAAACCCCGCCTTCTTTGCCTTGTCGGATTCTCCGTTTTTGTTGTCTCCGCCCTTGTACCATACGGGATTTGAACCGTAGAAATCCGTTCCGATGTTGTACGGAATATCCGCAATAACAAGCTGTGCTTTCGGTATCTGATACCGCTTAAAGTTCTGAAAGCTGTCGTTGAAAAGTTCAATTTTTAGTTTCTTTCTTGGCCTGTTTTCAATGTTCGTTATTTGTTCGTTTTCCATTTTCTCGTTTGGGGAATCATGATATTACGGCGCCAACCCTATCCCCTTTCTTGTTATAAATAATTTTTTTGAAATATCTTCATCCAGTCGCTATGACTGTGGTGTTTCTCGTATTCCGCTTGCGCTATCTGCTCTAACTCCCTGTCGTATCGCCCCTTGTCGTGTAGTGCACTGTGGCAATCCCTGCATAGCCATACCGTAAGCCCCAGCATGTCGGCATCCTTTCTCCGTATGCCATGAAGGCAATGGTGCAGGTCTGTATGCCCTCGCCTTTCGCAGATATAGCAAACGCCTTTTTCCGTTCCCGGAATTATGCTTTCCATTCGCCCCCTCTCAAATCGTCGATTTAAGCCCCGATTTTTCTTCGAGTGATAAAATATTCGTCTAACGCCTTTACCATGCCTAGAATCGAATCGTAGTGCGTTTCAGGCTATATCTAAGCTGTTCCGTTAGCCGTGATTTTCTTCACCTCGCCAGTTTTCGGATTTATAAGCTGCCTTTTTTCGCTTACGGCTTTTTCAACAAGTGCCCGTATATCGCTTGGCATTTTGGCGGTTTCCCGCTCTCGTACTACTTGCGTGTTGTATGCCTTGATAAAGTGCGACTGCTCCACAGTATCCACTTGGTCTGTGTCAAGCTGTGCAATCTCCCGCAAGTTTGACGGACTGCCTATCGCTCTTTGGCACGCTGTAGGAAGCTTCTCGAACTCCTCTTCCGCTCCGTAGTAGCCGTTACGGATTGCCTTTCGTACAAGCGCCCATGCTTCCATTGCCGTCATGGTGGCATTCTCCGGATCCGTGATTTTATAAATCTTGTCCACTATTTGCCCGGGACTTGGTGGGAATCCTGTTACATCGCTCGACAAGTACAGCTTTACCGCTTGCGCCACAATCTGAAATTCGTATTCCCCTAGCACCATAGACCACGCAAGCATCATGCCCTTAAATTCCTCTGCTCCCATTTTTGCGTAAAACCTCGGATAAGCACTTCTCACGCCGTAAACTAGGCGACCAATTTCGCTTTCTGTCATGCAGGATTCCCCCTTTCGTCTACAACCTTGCCCATGCCGTTAAACCATCCCTCTTCGGCTAGGCTTGTTTCTCCGCGGATAACCTTCGCAACAAAATCATCCTCGCCCCACATGGATTGACTTTTTCCACCCGCAGGACTTGCCCGATTTGTATAGTTCCCCTCTAGCACCTTTGTCATGTTGGCGGGTTTCATCAGCCAATCAAAACTTGCTTGCCAACCGCTAGAGCCTTTCAAGAAGTCCGATTGCCCCGCAAGGCTAAAGGCTCGCTTTATCTCGTCCAAGCCGAAATCATTAAGCCTTGCCTTGATTGCTCTCTTTCGTGTCTCTGTCAGCTTCATAACCGCAGGAAAGCTAGGGCAGCATTCGTGATATGCGTCCAATACGCCTTGGTAGTCCGTCCGTTCCGGCTTAGGCGGTGTGTAGCCGTCGATGTTTTGACGAGATTCTGAACGAAGTGAAGAATCGGCTTCTCCCCCCTTGGGGGGACTATAGGGGGGTAATATATTCTCTTCCTTTTCCTCTTCCTTTTCCTCTTCCTTATGCCATTCGACCCTATCCGAATTTATAGGGTAGCTATCTTTTTGGATAGGGTAGCCATCTTCAGAAATGGGGTAGCTATCTTTGACTATAGAGTCGCTATTTTCCTTGCTTTTTTCTTGTTTTTGTGTCTTGCCCCACCTTTTTTCACTTCCCATTTTTCCATATTCTGCTTGCTTTTCACATTTTGCCTTATAGTTCTCCTTGTTCTCTTCCATTTGTTTTTTTATCAAATTGAACATTGCAAGCACTAAAGGATTCTCAATTTCTGCTTGTTTTCCTGTTGAGAAGTCGCAAACCGCTTTTATTAGGTCTCCTGCTTCTTGGCTTGGCATGGACTGGAAGAGAGTGATCCACGAATCCATAAACAAAAAGCTGTTTTTATCCTTTTCCATTTATCCCCCCTAGCGTTTCCTTGCCTTTTCCTTGATATAGTTCAGTGCCAATATTTCATTCTCACTTAGCTTTAGCTTTCGTCCTAACCCGTTTTTCCACCGATTAAACTCGTATTCAATTTTCTTTACAGTTAGGTAATTGAATCCTGTCAAGTGGTCCTTGAATTCATCTTCAAAGCTTTCAATGATCATTACTTTTCCCATGCTCCGTATAAATCTATCCAGTCTTCTAACTTCATTGTGACAAGCCAACCCTCATTATTTCTCCGGTGGAAAACCGTTGGAACTCCATCCTGTCTCTTTTCTGCCTCTTCTATCGCTTGCTTCATTGCCTTACTTACATTTAGTTTTTCCACCCGCTTTACTTCCATGTGGATACCGTCAAGACCTACAATGTCGCTTTCTTTATAAAAAACCTTTCCTCTGTGGACTTCATACCCGTAATTATCTCGAATCAGCCTTGCAAGTTCTCTTTCTGCCCCTGCGCCTTTATTACGAGCCGACCGTCCTCTCTTCCTGTTCTCTTCTTGCATTTTCTTTTCTCTCCAATTCTGCTATAAGTGCATTCATTTCATCCGATGTCGGTCTTTCAAGCCCCATTTGCTCCATGTCGGAAATTACGCCCTCTAGTAGCCGGGAAAACTCTTTGCTGTTGTAGGTGCTTGAGCCAAAGAAACAGAGAACCTCTAAAAATTTTTCCTTCTCTCCTGTAATCATGTTTACACTCATAAAGTCGCCAACAACCTTTGTCTCTCTCCACATCCTTTTTAGATCCTCGTAAGCACTTTCTAGGATTTGGATGTAAGTGTATTTCCCGTATCTCTCCAAGCTGTAGAGGTACATATCCCACGCCGGAACATTTAGTACACCGCCCATTTTTCCAAGGCACGACCAGAGGAAAGCATTTGCGTCTAGGCTTCTCTTTTCACGATGGACCTTAAAAGTAATGTCTAGGTCTTTTCCCTGTAGCTTTTCGATGTCCTCAAGCCGTCCGTCTGTCTCCAACTCAATAAGGATTTTTCTTTTCGGAAATGTACTCGCCAAGCCTTTAATCGTGCCTCTTAATTCCATTTATGCCCCCTTCTTAATCTCTGCCGTACCGCCCCACTCTTTCGCAAGAATCTTCCACTTCTTCCCGAAGTCTTTAAACTGCGCATTCGTCATGTGTTTAAAGTCCGGGATATGGTAATGCTCTAACAGCTTTACTTCCTCTACCTTGCAGGCAAATAAGGTTTTCTTTACGTTGATTGCTTTATCGTTGTCGATAAATTCCAATTCCTTTTTTGCTTCTGCTTCCTTCTTTGCTTCTGCTTCTCTCTTTGCCGTTACTTCCTGCACCTTGCTATCTTTCTTTTCTTCTACCGGAGTCTTTCCGAACGCGTAGACTACGCATTTTCTTGAGTCGTTTAGGATTTCAAGCTGCACAATTTTTCCTTCCTCAATCGTGATTGACTTAACGGAAAAGCGGTCATAGGTAGAATATTTTCCGTTTTTGTTTTCAATCTTTACCCCATCCGCAGGAATCCATATAAAAGGTGCTGTATAGAGTTCCCGCCCGATTCCAATATTGAAGCAAGCACGCTTGAAAGAATCCGAAGCCTGTCCTTTTTCTTTCTCTGTATTGGATTCTGTTCCGACATCCTGTTTACTAACCCATTCCCCTGTTTCGGGATTTCTTACGCTAACTGTGCAGTACAGATTCCCGTCTATGAGTTGGTGGCTTCTCTGCCAGCCAAAGATTCCAAACACCTCGTCAAGAATGTTTTGATCTACTCTTGCATCCTTATACAGCAGGAGGGAAACGCCATTTTGTTTACACATCGCCACACGGCAATCAATTTCTTCTTTCTTTAAGTATCTGAAGTTCATTTCCTACCCCCTATCTGATCCGTAGGCTCTCGCCCTGCTCAAGGTGTGCAAAGTCCAGTTCCTTTCCTTCTTTTAGCTCCTGCGTAATCTTCTCTTTATCCGCTATCGGGTCTTGGAAAATGTAGTAATCCATCGGGATATCTTCCAAGCCCTTATCAAGTACAAGCCTTGGCTTATTTTTCTGTATTCCGAAGTTGAAAAGTTCCGTCTTAAATTTCGTCTTTCCGGTAGCAATCATTGCCCCTTGCAAGCTGTCCTTAATGTGCTTTATGTTGTTTTCAATGGCTTTCTTCCTTTCCGCAAGGCGCTTGCTCTCCTTATCTAATCCCTCGGCCCTGTTTTCCAGTTCGGCTATTACTTTGGCGTAGCCGTCCGCCTTTATTTCCAGTTCTCCCTCGATACCTTCAAGGGTGTCTTTAAAGACTTCCTCGTCTACTTCCTCCGCCATATCTAAAAGAGTCATATATTCTGCTGCTATCTCGTAAAGTGTTGCCATTGATTTTCCTTCCTTTCTTTGGTATCATATCTAGTGTTTTGATTTTTCTTTTGTCCTTGGACGTGCCAGCGTTCAGGGATTTTTTTATTCTGTCGAGTATTTCCATCTGCACTAGGCAAAGAATAAGAATTGCCATAGTCAAGATGAAATACTTCATCACAATGTCACCGATTGGCGGCTCAGAATCCAGTAAAGTAACTAGAATAATCCACCCGATACCGTCAACCACCGCTATAGCCTTTGTAGCTTTCTTTGCGTAGCGGATAAGCTTTAATGCAGTTCTTATTTTCATCACTCCCCCTTTCAGAAAAATAGGTCTATGATCTCGCTCGTCGAAAGTCCTACGAAGTTTGCTACGGCGATAATCTTCCCTAAATTGAGCTTTCTTTCATTCAATACCACATTGAATTCTTTTCTGTTGTAACCCAGTAGCAAGCTACATTCTCCAATATCTACCCTGTGATAAAGAATTGCTTTTTTAATTCGCTTGTTTCGTTCTGTGATCATTCTTTGTCCTTCACAATCTCAATAAGTTTGTCGATTTTTTTCTCTAGGCTGTTCTTCTGCTCAATGCCGAAAAACGCCTTGACGAGTTCAGCCGCAACCTCTTCCGGGAATTTCAAAATGCCGTTAAGCAATCTGAATTGTTGGCTTGTTATCTCCCCCTTTTTCTTTATATGGTAGAGGGCTGTCATGCTTACCCCAGTCTCTGCCACAAGGTCGCCTTGCGTTATCCCTAACTCTTTGCACCGGCTTTCTATTGCTGTTTGCACCACCTTAGAGCGATTGTTCTTTGCTATTAGTGTTCTCGGCATTGTTCTCCTCTCTTTCCTGTCTCTCTTTCATAAGTACCATTCCTTGCCCAAAACTTATGAAAACATCCTTTTCCTGCCCGTTCATTTTGGAAGCAAGTTCCAAAACCTTTTTTGCCTTTTCCTTCTCTTCCTTTTTCATTCTGCCCCTTTCTAATAGTTGCGATTGATTTCTGCTTTAATGTCCCAGTCCGATATATTGTTATCCTTTCGGAACAGTTCATTTAAGTAGTCATCGATGTAGCTCGTTGCCGTTTCCTTTGCGTCTTCCTCGTCAAAACCGAGTTGTTCAAGGTCGAGTTCGATTTTTAATGTGATGTGATAGTTTTCTATTCCCATGTGTTGCTCCTCTCTTTGTCTTATATTGACAATTATATTCCAATATTTGTAGTTGTCAACAGTTTTTTGCCAAATATTGACAATTTGTTTTTTTCTTTTATAATTGAGGTAGAAAGTGAGGTAAAGGTATGAGAGAAAGAATGAAAGAGTTAAGAAAAGCTCTGAAAATGACTCAGCAGGAACTTGCAGATACATTACATATAAAGAGAACGAACATTGGAAATTATGAATCCGGAGTTAGTTCTCCTACAGATTCAGTTATTGCTTTAATATGTAGGGAATTTGGGGTTTCTGAGGATTGGCTCAGAAATGGCAACGGCGATATGTTTATCCCCATGACTAGAGACGAGGAAATCGCCTCATTTATTGGTGGGGTTCAAGCCGATGTTGACGATACATTCAAGAAAAGGCTTATTGCAGTTCTTGCCAAGCTTGATGAAAAAGAATGGGATTTACTGGAAAAGATAGCGGAGGATATTGTGAACTCAAAGAAGCCGGAGGCGTGATTCCATGAAAGAAAGAATAAAAGCCATTAGGAAGGCTCTGGGATTCACTCAACAAGAGCTTGCCGACAGATTGAATATTCAAAGAGGAAATATCGCCAGTTATGAAACAGGAAGAATATCTCCTAGTTGCTCCGCCATTTCCCTCATCTGCCGTGAGCTTAATGTTTCTGAAGAGTGGCTCAGGAATGGCGCTGGTGATATGTTTATTCCAGTGCCAATAGATGAAGAAATAGATTCTTTTGTTAGCAAGGCAAAAAAAGACAATGGATTCAAAAAAAGCTTTCTTTCTACATTGTCAAAGCTGAACGAGGGCGAATGGGATTTTGTAAAAAAATTCATGGAAAGTGTTCTGGAGGAAATGGGAACAATATGAATAACAAATCGTTTAATGATGTTTTTTCAAAGAACCTTAGATATTATTTCGACCTATCAGGAATGACACAAGCAGAGTTTGCAAAGAAACTAGGCGTAGGAACAACGTCTATATACAACTGGTTAAGCGGTGTAAAAAACCCTAGGATGGATAAAGTAGACTCAATGTGTAAGCTACTTGGAATCCATAGAGAAGATTTAATTACTGACAACTTGGCAAGGGAAGAAGAAATTGCGCCCTTTATAGGAGAGTTGCAACTAAGCAATGAAATGAACTACAAAAATCGTTTTATTTCTGCACTATTACAGCTTGACGACAAAGAATGGAAAGTTATAGAGAAGTTCACGGAAATTCTTGTCGCCATAAAAAAAGACTAGGTTTTACCCTAGTCTTAAAATGGCCTTGATGTAGAACAGGATTAGCCTCAGCTCCCTCTTGCTAGCCTTATCAAGGTACTTTAGTATCAGTTTCTTCTCGTCCATAGCTTTTCTCCTGCACATACTAAAGTAGCGATATACTCATATTATAGAACTGGTGTTCTTTTTTCAATAGCCTTTTCTATAATTATTTTTTTACCCCTATGCGTTTTGCATTTATGCAAATTCTTAATAGTTTTATTTCGATATAAAAAGGTGGATTTATGGCAAATATAACACTGCTCCCATCGGGGAAATACCGCATCCGAAAGATGAACAACGGGCGAATGCACACGCTTATTCTTGATTACAAGCCGAGTAAGAAAGAAGCGGAAATGCTTTTAAACGAGGCAATCTTAAAGAATATACAGCATTCCCCCGCTTCTTCGTTTCAGCGTGCAGGCGACCAATATATCGAGGACAGGTCAAGCATATTAAGCCCTGCAACCATTCGGGAATACAAGAGAACTCTTAAATCGCTCCCCGATGAGTTAAAGCGGAAAAAGCCGATTGATATAAGCGACAAACTGATTCAGCAGGTAATTAACAACTACGCAAAAAAACATGCGCCAAAATCAACCAAAATGCTTTTTTCTTTTATCCAAACAATCATCACATCTGTATTGCCCGACAGAAATATTCATGTTACCCTTCCGCTCCCGAGACCTTCACAGATCTACACACCTGAAGACAGCGACATTAAAGCCGTCCTTAAAGCCATCGAGGGGGACGAAATAGAAATCGCTATCCTTCTTGCGATTCTAGGACTTCGGCGTTCTGAAATATGCGCCCTTGACTATCCCGCAGATTTTGAGGGAAACACAATCCATATTACAAAGGGCTTAGTTATGGACGAAAATAAGAACTGGATTCGGAAATCACCTAAAACGCCCCAATCAATAAGGGATATAATCATTCCCGATTCTGTGCTTAATAAGATAAAGCAAAAGGGATATGTTTATAAAGGCTTTCCCGGCTCTATAAACAAAAAGCTTTCCAAGGTTTTAAAGGACAACGGCATCCCGCATTTCAGCCTGCACAAACTCCGTCACTATTTCGCTTCATCCTCTCACGCGTTAGGGATTCCCGACATGGTGATTCTACGAAACGGCGGATGGAAAACCGACAATGTTATGAAGAATGTTTACCGCCACGCACAGAAGGATTCCATAGAAAAGGAAAGCCAAAAATACATTGACCACTTGAACGGAATTTTATAAATTTTTGTCACGAATTTTGTCACGGAATCAAAAATATATAGACTTTAAGCAACTCTACAGCGTTTTTCTTGCAAGTTCGAATCTTGTCACCTCGATTTTTTTATGCAAAAATTTCTTCTCCGACATAGTCGAATCCTTCTCCTCGTGCCTTTTTCACTTTTCAAACGAAAAGGGATGATATCTCTCATTTAGTAAAATACTCAGTTTAATTAATTCCACTCGATTTTTTTATTGTTGTTCACTATATCAAGTAAGCACATATTAATTAATGTTTGCGATGAAACATCAAGCCCTTCTGCTTGTTTTTGGAAGTAATTCATCACTATAGGGCTTATCTGTATAGTCGATTGCTCTTTTAACTTTTTAGCATACGGATTCTTTTTCGGGTTCAGTTCTTCGATGTTATATTCTTCTCTCATTATTCATTCTCCTTTATATAAATTAGTCGCTCGTTCTTTGTCGCCTTCCTTGCGGATATCAACCTAATAACATCATCCTCTTCTCTATAACAATGGCAAACCATTAATAAACCTCTTGCAGTCGCTCCTATAAGCAAAAATCTTTCTTCTCCTATGAGTGCTCAGGGTCATCAAACCTGACGGCGCAATCATCAAAAAATGCTTCTTCCGCTTCTAAAAAGCTAACCCCATGCTTTTTGATGTTGATTTCATTTTTTCTATCATCCCACTCAAAGTGGATTTCATCTTTTTTGTCTTCCATGCTTGCCCCCTACACCTTAAATATCTCTTGCCCCGTGTAGGAGTTTAAGGCTCTCTTAATGAAGGTATTCATAGGCATACTTTCCGCTTGCTCCTTCAACGCGTCATACTCTTCTTTTCTTAAGTCAAACGGTACACGCTTGTAATTCTTTGCCTTGTACTTTGCTGTAGCTCTCGCCTGTGCTTCCGTTATCGCCATTTAATCACCTCTTTCTGCTTAAAAATCAGTATAGCACAAACGATATATTTGTACGGCTATATATTATATATTTTCACACCACTCAATAATTTCATTTTTTATTGCAATTATAAAATTTCCATTGTCATCTTGTTCAAAAAGGGAATCTATGGTAAATCTATTCAGCCAGTACTTTAATTTTTTTAATTATATTATAATGGAGAAATACAGGTTTGAAAGCAAAAAGAAGAATTATCGCCTTTCTTTTTTCTGTGCTTATGGTTTGGCAGGGCTATTCTCTGTCAAGAGCGGAGGCGGAAATGAGAATACTCCTCCTAAACCAAATGATAACGGAGGCACGCCTCCTACCCCGGGTAGAGGCGGTAATACTCCCGGAAATCCCGGCGGTGGCGGAGGTACTCCTCCAAGAGTAGTAGAAACACCTCCTGCCAGCGGAATAACACCTCCTCCCACTCCTATGAATCCTCCCGAGAACGTCTTAGGAGCCGAAAGACCTAGACCCCATCCCCCGGAAAATAGTCCGGAAGTACTTGATGCAAACAAAACTCCAAAAGTACTCAGTCAGGGAAGGGGATGGACAAAAACCTTTGACAGCAATGCTATCTATCTTTACCTTAGCTTCTTCCTCCTTTCTCTTACAGGTCTTGCCTTTGTTGTGATACAGAGAAAGAGGAATGCCGAGAATAAAATGTAA